TATTTCTTCGGCATCGCTGGTTGATGATTTAATCAGCATCGTGCCTTGAGCCAGTACGTTGATATGGTTTGTTAAATGTACAGCACCGGTAAAGGCTTCGCCAGCCCTTAAATACATAGCACGGCCATAAACGCCATCACCAAAAAAGTGCTTTAAGGGGATATCAATCTGAGGCAGGGACAATAAAGCGTCTTCTGCCTGCTGTATTTGATCCCTTGACTCAGTAATTAAGCTGCTTGTATTTTGTCTGGCATGTGGTTCCATAGCCCAATTATAGAGCCTTGCCAGCGATTTTCCTTTATTTTTTTGTCACTGTGTAATTCCACTCGCAAGGGGCATCACGTTCAAACCATGCAGGCGCAACGGGTACGCCCTTCACCTTGCCGTTGGTCGATGTCATTTTTGCTTCATACCCAAGCGCATCAATCAGGGCCAATATCAATTTCATTTCTTCACTCATTACTCAATCCTTTCAATAGTTACTGTTGCAGATGGCGACGGATTTATTGGGAGCGTTGGAAGCTCAGTAAATAAACCACCAGAATTATTTCCCTGCGAGTCACGCACCAGCCAAGTATTAAGCGTTTGGCCTGCGGTCAATGTAATGGGAACCTCAACACGATAAGGAAAGTCACTATTGGAATTGTCCAGCTTGGCCAGCGTGCTGTCCCCGAACTGGTTGCCATCAATCAGAATCCAGAAAAACAGCCATGAAACACCACCTGCACCAATACGGCCATACTGCAAATCAAACGTGAAAAGATACTGTCCAGACTCATTGATTGTTATGTCGCCAGTGGCCGAAAGGCTTACCAAAGGAAGCGCCTGAGCGGGGCCATAAGAAATCTTCATTGGAATATCTAAGCCTGCGGGCGTCTGATTGACCGGGCTAGAGCCCTCAAGAATCTTGGCAATTAATACCTTCCAGTTCCCGTATCGTTTCCCGTTTACGCTACCATTCAGCACGCCGTTTATTGTCAGCGTTCCTACGTGGTTAACGATAACACCGTTGAATGTGCCATTGATTGTTATATTGCCAACAACAAATTGAATAATTCCACCCAATATCCCGCCAGCAGCAACCGTTATGTTTTGTGTGACCGCCTGAGAAAACAGCAGCATACTACCAGTGCCATTTATAATGATGTCTCCATCGATGACCAGCGTCGTTACAAGCGCAACACCATCAACATGATAGTCGCCTATGTGGACGCCCGTGTCCCTGACAAGCGCCTGGCCGCCAGCGTCAATACGGAAGTCACCAGCTGTACCGCCAGCACTTAATATAAGCTGTGCGCCAGCTCGTACAACAATCAAATCATCTGCTGTTAGTGAGCCTGCGGTAAGCGTAAGGATGCCTGATTTAACTTCAGCTACGCACGTTCCAGTGGTTGTTGAAAGAGGGTCTTCTTGTACGGCTCCAATATTGACAATAGTTTCAACAGGACCGGGCCCAGGGTCATAAACGATAACCGTTTGATCAATATTAAAAAATTCTATTGTATTTATATCGTAAACAATCGGGGTAGGAGCCTGGGCGGTGTGATTTATGGCTACTGATCTCTCCCCCCTCAGTTCTCCCTGCAGGCAAGAGAATGAGGTATCGTCACAAGCGCCAGAAACCCTGAACATTTCACTATCGTCACCCAGGGCAACCATGCTTAAAAATTGGCCCCGTACTCTATTTTTTCCATCAACACTAAGCAAACAACCGCTACCAGTATTGGTCATGGTTGCAATTTCGATAAGCTGGTTGCCCCCAGCTATCACATTACATGCATCAGAGGTAATGAATGCAATCTCTTTTCCGTCAAAAGAAACATACTGAGGAATGGTTATTTCACTAAAAAACGCACCTGATCCAGTGATTGACGCCCTATTGCTGCCGCTAACGGGCGGCACAAGGCCTGCTATGCGCGTGATAGCTTCATAAGGATCTTCAAGCGGTAGCTCGTCTGTGGTGCCGATATGGGCATTATTCCCAACACCTTGAAGGCAAATGAACCTTCTACCGGTAAATGGTGGGTTATTTCTGTGTCCCATGGCTCCCCCCCCTTATAGATACAGGCTCGCTGGCCTATAATAATCAGCAGCGGGGGGCTGGCTAAAAGCCTTTGACCTGGGGAGGTTCCCCCCGCGCCTAGCACATGTGCTTGTGCGGTTTCAGTATAGCAAAAACATCCTTTATATTAGTAGGGCTTACTTGTGCCACCATTGATCGCGGGCAAAATACACAGTGGCGCTGCTTCCTGTGGTGACCGTAGTCGGCGCTTGAATGGTTTTTCCGTCGCCATTTGTTAGTGTGATATTTCCATTGGTTGCGGTCACAGTATGCTCTTTTATTGCATCCACCCCATTAGGAAGTGTTACGCTGAATGTGCCGTCACAGTTCACTGTGTCTTCATTGGTAATCGCATAAGCGGCATCGGCCTCGACGATAATTAGCGGGAATTTTCCGTTGAATACAGCGTCAACCAACAAGTTCAACGTGCTTCTGATTAGTTCCAGCCAGCGGTTAAATCTTTCGGCAATACTGCCATTGCCATCAGAAATGGTTTGCTGTTTCCATGGTTCAATTCTTCTGGTCATTAGTCAGCCAATACGGTTGCTGATGCGTATGCGGTTTTAATAACTACCGGCACAGGGTCACTTACTGATATCTCCCATACCCGATTGCGGCCTGATCCCAACTGCGTAAATCGTGCCCTCGCACTAAACTCACCCTGTTTTCCTATCGATGACTGCAGATAGTTTGACCATGTACGACCAGCATCATTACTGTATCTGAGTAAACAAATAGGGTTTTCACCTTGGCCGCTGGCCAACCCAACACCTGGCTCAAAGTCAATGATCAGTTCATGGTAATCAATGGCGTGATTATTGGCATGAGTAATCTGGGTTCTCCGTTTTCTTATTAACGGGTGGTCGCCATCTTTGTAGTGGAACAGGCTTAGCTCGTAGAAACGGGCATCCACCCTGCTGCCAACGATATTGGTTTGGCCTGCAATGCCATGGCCTCCCACATCCCATTGACCACCATTTGTAGATCTGTTCTCCCAAACACCAGCAGTGATGTTATAAACAAGCGTCAGCTGATTACTAGGGAATTGCAGCACATAAAAGGATTTGCCAGCCTGCTTGTAAATAAAGCCAACAGCTGTGCTTATATTGCTTATCTGGGCTAGTTCTCCATCCTGTTCGTCACCACTAATCACCATTCCCTGGGTTCCTATCATTCGGTAAACGAACAGCCCGCCCTCTGGTGTTGTGGCTATGAAGAAAATACCGTCATCGGATTCGGCAACCGAATACTTGGCGGCTGCTCCTACTTCAACAACACCGCTCAAATAAACCGCATAAGGAAAATCAGCATTGCCATCGTTGTAGTAAGGCTGTGTGGTGAGCTCACCCACAATGTACAGAATTGATTCTGTGGCCACATTAGCCAATACACCATCAGGGGCAACACTAGCAGCTTCAAAATTAAGAGCATTCCAACTGGTAGGGTCTTCTGAGTCTGACCGGTAGAAGTTGTCAGTGGATGGGTCGTGAACAATAAATGCACCATCCAAGTATGAACAATGGGTTGGTGCGCTGCCTGAACTAACACCAGGAAAATCCAGATCAGTGATAGTGGCAAACGTAGTGCCATCGTAGGTATAGCCATTGGTGCCATCAACCAACATGATGTAATTACGGCCTCGATCAATGATTACAGTGCCGCTAGAAGTGTTCAGCGTGCCAATTTCAGTAACAACATAGGTGGAGGTGATGGATACCAGCTTATTGCCAAAAACGGCATATGTAGCGCCCTGCCAGGGGATCATTTTTGGCGAACGACAGGCTCCGTTGCCAGCGGTACCAAGCTCATTTCTTCCAGGGGCAGACTCTAAAACCACCGGCGATTTGGCATCCATGCCCTTTTTGGCGGTCATAAGGTTTTCGGTTAGCTGGTTATTAACCGATATGGCCTTATCTTTATTGGACCCGCCCAGGATCCGGATTGTCTGCTTGGTTGACATTAAGTTCTGAACTCCAATTGCCAGACTCTATTTTCCACCGCCTCTCGGACCGCCTCGTTTTTGCGGTTTTTGAGCTGATCTTCCAGTGCTATTTTTTCACCGTTCAAGGTCTTCAGTTGTGCTTGAAGTGATTTGAACTGCGTTTCAGCGGTGCGAATTTCACCAACCTTAGCGGCTAAATCGGCCTCAATTACATCAAATTGGGCTTTGTAGGCGGTAACGATAGCCTTTAAGTCGGTTATGGATGTGGCGTTTTTTATGTCGTCGAATACTGCCATAAGAAAACCCTATCTATAAAATATAAATAATATTATTAGTTATTCAAAGAACTCCCATGACGCAACTTGGTTGCTAACATCAACTGCCGTGCCGCTACTATCGACAGCATGAATGGCAAATGTCGAAGAAGAAACCCACCGGACTGCTGCGGCGTAAGGTGTCCATGGTGACGCTTGTTTCCTCACGTTAGCTATACCGTAAGAGCCAGGAGGCAGCGTGACTGACGAAGTTACTAATAGTACGTCACCCAACTTCACCGCACTTGTTACATTAACATTGCTTCCCAGCCCCACACCAACAGCATAAGTACCACGACAAAGAAACTTTTTTCCTTTTTGAGACAGGGCGCCTGTGAAATTATTATCGCCAGAAAGTGATTGGCTTGCTGTCAGGCTGGCTTTTCCAGCAATATCTGCTGCATTCGTGGCAATATTTGCTGCATTCGTGGCAACATCTGCATCTTTCGCAATCTCATTCCCGGAGTAATTAACAACACCGCCACCACTGGTATTAAGCTCTATATTGCCTGTGCCATTGGGAATTAAATTTATATCCCCATTGGTATTAGTGCTGATTATCTCGTTGTTCTGGATGGTGATATTGTCGAAAACACCAGATAAAACCTGTGGATAAAACACTTTTACCTTGTCATACCAAGTATTGCCAGAAATCGGGGTATCTGGATCAATGCCGATGATTTCCAGCTTGGCGAACCGGGCTGTGGCTGGGGGTGTAACCTCAACGGATTGGCTGGCGAATGATGTAGGGTTTGCTGTTGAGTCATAAGCGGCGCTGGTTGATAGTGCCGCCTTGGCTGAATCGTACCAATCCACATTCACAATATTGTGGACGCCTGCCACACTGGACTTCAGATCGAACTGAACCACCAAGTTATCGACATCGTTGACCGGGAAAAAATCATCAGTAACCAAACTGCCACCGCCAACACCGGTAGATGTAAAACGAAAAGAATTCAAGCCGTCTGTTTGGGTGGTCGCATCAATGGCGTTGCTGCTGCCTGATTCATCGGATTGCGTCCAGCTGTCCGGCGTGCCATCTGAATTGGTGTCAATTTCAAACGATCCGTTAAGTATCAGCCCGCTATCGGTGCCGGTGCTTAGGTCATCGGGGTTGATGCTTTCGGCTGTATCAATCAGGTTTCCATCCTTATCTTCAATACGCACATCAGCATCGCCGTTTAGCCAAACAGTGGCCTTACCGCCGCCATTAAGAACAACGGGGTTTGTATTAGCGTTAACAAGGCCAGAATCAGAATAGGTGGTGATCTTGGTGGTGGTGCCTGGCTGGTAGAAGTATACAAGGCCGTTTTTCAAAAGGTTGCCCTTTGAATCTAACAGGGTGTTGGCTGGTCCCAAAAATTGTTTCAATGCCATGTTAATAATCCCCTTGATTTATATTGTAGCGACGACTCCCAAGCAGTGCTCTGTCCGTTCTGAGTGTATTTTGGCGCTTGTTTCCTTTGATAAACAGCCGCTTAGCAGTTCTGAGCGTTTCTTGTTGTCGCTGAGTGAGTGCTTTGCCGTACTCTGGGGCAATATCGTCAGCAATTTGGTAGCGCAAATATTTATAGCTGTCTGGATAAAAAAGAAGTTCTGAGTCAATGTCATTGTGAATTGGCACTGTTGTCACATCCATGATGATAACTTCACCAAATGTTGGCAGCTGATCAAACTTCACTTCAGCAAGCGGGTAAGAGCGGCTATACAAAAGCTTCTCAGGTCGCCCGCCTGTTGCTTTGGAAAACTCCCGGTTGTAGGTATTTTGGTCGATGATACGGATAGGATAATCAGATCCAGCCCGACCCGTGTTATTGACTAATTCAACGGTGTTTTTGTTTTTTTCAATTATGGAAATGCTATCAACGGTGTATTCGTCACCGGATGCGTTCAGACTCTCAAATTGTACGGATGAACTACTGGCTGTGGCCGTATATTCAAATTCATAAGTGCCACTGGAACTGAAGGTTGTAGTGAATGCGCCGCCATCGCTGGTAAATGTGCCGCCGCCAGCATCGACGGTGATATCAAACTTGATTATGTAAACAGTGCCAGGAACCCATGTGAAAGCCTGTGTTAAAGCGGAGTCGCCTATTGACTGATCAAAACTGGCTTCCGCATTAAGAACCGACCAGCCTGAGCCAACTGTCCAGTCATTGGAGCCATCATTAAACTTACCATTGGTGATTAATTCGTTTGTCTGAATTGTATCGCCAGCTCGCAAATAGGCCGATTCAATAGCCACTGGCACCATGTCATTGAATAGATCAGTATCAAAATCACCCCCAGGGCCATAGGTATACACATGCTGCTGGGAATTTACATTGAAAAAGTGGGTTCGGATGCCGGGGCGCAAAAATCTGGAAACGCCTTGTGAATAAATAATATCCAGAAATACTTCAAATGCATCGTTTAGGGCTTCATCCCCGACATCCATACCCTTACCTGGCTCATTAATCAGCCTGAGTGATCGGGTTAGTAGCTCTCTTACTGATTGCTGGGCCATAACAAATTACCTGATTATTTTGCTGCGGGCAGTTTGCGAAAGGTTCCATCCTTGTTAGTAGTGGGCGCTTCTGCGTCCTGAGCCTTCACATGAGCCGCAGGGTCAAAAGCTGTGTTGCTGCTATCGTACCAGACGCCATCGCGTAATTCAGGCCATTCCTTGGGTTCTGTGGCCACTGGCGGGGCTTGATCGAGTGGCTGGTCTTGTTCTGGCTCTGGTTCTGGCGTTGGGGCCAGCTCGATTACAGGGTCTTCCTGCGAAACCACTTCACCTAATTTGGCTGGTGAATCAACCCATCCATCTGCGTCAGCCTTTGCAATTTCATCACCGGTAAAAATTTGGCCATCCGGACAACTTGGATGGTATCGATATGCTCGTTTTGACATTGTTTTATATCCTCGTTAAATGAAAAAGGGCCAGCACAATGCCAGCCCTTTTATCATAGCACTACCAGAGATTAACCGGTAACACGAACACCCAGTTCAGGGTAAATGGCATCCACGCCATACAATACGTCCAAACGGATGATTTCTTCATCGTTGTCGATATCGTAATCCTTCACAACCCGGATGGAGTATCCGCGCCAGTCAGCACGCGCCTTAAAGGTGGCCGAATCAGGCAGCTCAAGCGGCACAGTGACCAGCGCCAAGGCGTTGGTGTGGAACGCAAGGTTTTGCGGGTATGTGGTGCTGGCAGTACCAACAACAGTGATAGCCGCATTATCTGCCGGTAAGGCTGTTACGGTTTGATAGGCCGCAGTGCTGGACGTTGAGCCATCGTTCAGGTCAGGGTATACCGTAATATTACCGGCCAAGCCTGCTGTGGTCACATCGCTGAGAACAACAAACTGTTTCAGGTAGCCTAAATCGTCACGAGAAACAGGGTTGATATCGTTTACACCAGCAATGGTGATGATATCGCCTTCCTTCAGGTATCCGGCAACATTGCTCACAGCACCATCAAACGCAACGATATTGGTGTCATTGGTGAATGACGCATCGTTAACCAGCGGCGTACCGTCGTAAGCGCCAACAGTGTGGTTGTAGATGTTCTGGTCGCCGTAAATCATATAGCCGGCAACTTCACCTAGCCGACCTTTGCGAACAGTGTCATCGACCATTTCCATGTTGAATAAATCCTTCAGGCCTCCGGCCATCCCCCAGCGTGCAGCAGGGTTCAAAACCAGGCACCGATTGCCGTCATCAGGCACCGCTTGTTCGTCGTGTCGCTGTGCTGCAGCCGCCAAATCCTCAAAGGAATTGGGCGTGGAGCCAGGAGTACCCACCAAGTTGTGGAACTTCAGCGCACCCTCACGGGCAACATCCACATCAATCTGGTTGGCCAGCTGGATCATTGCAGGCTTGATATAACGCTCTGAGTATTCGTCAATTGTCAGCGTCAAATCTTGGGAGCTGAACTTCCAGGATACATGCTTGCGCTTATCAACGGTGATGCTGGTAGTTTCTTCGATCACATCTTGGTTGCTACGAGTAGCACCATCAGTGACAACAAACTTAACAGGCTTTCGGATGGTTACTGTGGCACCGATCTTTACAAATTCATCTTTGTATTCACGGTGGACTTTATCGCCCATTACACAGTTGTTTTCCAGCTGGAAAAGGGCTTCTTGAGCAATAATGCTCGGGGTGATTAAGGTATTAGCCATGGCTTTAATCCTCGTTGGGTGCCAAGGCTAATACCTTGGCGGGTTAGTGTCGTCGGTGCGCCCTTTCTTGCTTGCGGCGCTTCAGTGCATAATCGTCCATGCTTTCATTCCCAGTGATATCACCACTGGCGACTTCCGTTTCATTGCCCGTGTTCATGTGGTTGGCAGGTTCAGGTGGTCCTTTTTTTCCTTGCTCTGGTTTGGCGCCTTCTTTCTCGCCACCCTTACTCGTTTCAGCCTGGGCCTGTCTAACCTTCTCAATAATTTCATCCATACGCTTGGCTGCTGTGCGGGGCTTCCCTTCGGTAGCCTTAAACAACTCAACTGAATCGTCATAATTTTCATGCATGTGGGCAAGTACATCAGCAATCAAATCGGGGTCATCTTCTTCAAAAAGTGCTTCAGCTAATTGCTGATTAAGCGGTACTTTTTTCCAGACTTCATCCCAATCTTCGATTCTGTCGGCACCAGATTCGTTAATTTCTGAGATCAGTTCAGCGTGAGGATTGTCGACGGTTGGCTGGTTATCAGCCTTTTTGGCGGGCTCTTTTTTTGGTTCCGGGGCAGAATGCTTACTTTTCCACTCATGGTGCGCTTCAGCATAATCTTCGTCAGAGTCAAAATCTGCTCGTTTAGGCTTACTTGCTTTAGAGGA